TACCTGCACCTCGACCATCAACACCACCGCCGCCGTCACAGCTTACCTGTATAGGATGTCCGGTAATCGAAGTTGCTATACCAGCGCCACCATAACCACCACTTGAATGCCCATAGAAACCTACCGCGTTAGCGCCACCCCCGCCACCTCCCCCACGAACAACAGTGACGACGGAATATCCTGACCCACCGTTGCCACCTTGGCTTCCAGCACCCGCAGCGTATTGAGCGCCATTTCCAAAGCCTCCCCCGCCCCCACAGCCTCCCGGATTACCGTTAGCTTGCGTAGCAACTAAGTAATTAATCTGCCCGCCGCCACCGCCGCCCCCAAGAGCAGTAAGCGAATAGAGCACCGAATCTGTTCCATCAGAACCATGTAGTCCAGCCCCTACAGCGGCTGCCCCGCCCGCTCCTATAGTAACAGTATGAAGACCAACAGGAATAAAAAGGCCCTTATCGGTTAAGTACCCGCCGCCACCGCCACCCCCGCCATACTGCCCTCCACCCCCACCGCCCGCAATGATTAGATACTCAGCAAGTAGATCAGTGAATGGCTCAAAAGTTCCGCTTGAAAGAAACGTATGGATTTTGTAATCACCATCAGTTGTGATTACTCCGCCCGCTGCTAGCGCTCCATAAGGAGGCCAGTTAAGCCATGTTCTTGCTAGCGTTGATACTCTTTCTCTTCCTCTCATCATGCTGCGATCCTATTCGCATAACCATGCAGTACTATAACGTCTGCAACCGCCGCAAATGCTTTAACCACTAATGAATTTTGGAGAAGTAAGCCGGGAGTAACCAAAATAAGACCACTTTCGGGCGGAATAGTAATTTCAATATTACCGTCTGGAGCAGTTGCCTCCCCCCATTCAAGTGTCAGCTTACACGCTGTAGCGCTTGAATTGACCGCATAGACCCATATCTCATCCATATCGGAAGTTCCGGCAACGGCTGTATGAATCGTAGTTCCGGCTGTCGCTGTAGCCGCAACTTTAATTCCTTTACCCTGAGTACTGCCACTTAGAAACTGTTTTGAAAACGTTGCCATAGTTTCTCCTATGAAAAAACTTGTATTTGTATTAAAGCGTCTACCGGATCTGATTCACCGTATAGATGTGTTTCTCCATGTGCGCCGGGTGCGCCTTGCGCTGCCCAAGAAGGAATGCCTGCTGCTAAAGTTAGCACATCTGAATCATCCTCTGCTGATAAAATAGCAAGAGTTCCGGCAGCTGACGCGTAAAGAAGATCGCCTTCAGCAACTAGATCAGATAGTTTTATGATTTCATTGTCTTTAGCAAATTTTACCCATGTTACAGCCATTAATCTTTTTCCTTATAAGGAATCTTGCTATCGCCGTCTGTAACGTAGCCTGCTGTGGCCAATTCTATACATTTAGCTTTCATCATATCAAGAACTAAGTTAACGTGGATCAGAGGTAAACCGCTGCGAGAGATTATTACTTCAAGAGCACGGTATAATAAAACTACTTTTGGTTCAAGACTATCTTCGTACACCTTAGCAATAGCTTCTAACTTTTTTGCAGTTTCTTGACGAGTTCTTACTCTCGCTTTGTCTAACTCGTCCATTACGCCGCCACCGTACAGCCGTACCATGACAGTTCATCGACCTGAAAAGCCAGCTTACCGATAACTGGATCTAGCGCAGCCAGCGCTGCAGCATCTGCAACGTTGTGTATTACCACGTTTTCCAGTTCCTGATCATTCCAATCAAAAGCTGCGGCAGCGTCACCGCTTAACAGAGCGAGTAATTCAGCGTCTGTTTTGCCGTCAATACCCGAAGCAGTAAAAATAGCATGCTCAGTGTTATTAGGCGAGCCGTCTACTTGCAGTATGTTGTTATCAGCAATGCCAATAGCAATACCATCGATGCTTCCTCCCGTGAGGCGACCTACGAGTTCTTGTTCACCTACTGTTAGCGCTGCAGGAGTGTTATCTGCAGTAGCTGCCAGCACTGTGTGCGCATTGAATAACGTTTTAAGAACTACTTCATCTTCCTTAGCGAATTTAATCCATGTAACTGCCATTGTGTTTTCTCCTTATACTGCAGATGTGCATAAATAAACACTTTTATCATCACTATCGTAAAAAATTCCACCCTCGGCTACTTCAAGAGCATCTGCTCTGGGCGTAAGAGTTAACTGAGCGAATGTTGCGTTTGCTGCAGTAACAAGTGTTCCATCAGAACTTAAAGTAACAGAATCTAACCATTCAATTATTTCTGTATACTCAGCTAAATCCATGTGATAGTGTTCACCCGGATCGCCACCTAAAAGACCTGAAAGTGATTCGTGATCATTCGTAGAACCGCTACTACCCGTAGGCGCTGACGTTCTCCAATCTACAAAATCATCGCCAGAATCTGTTGTTCTTGTAGCACCATACCCTGTGCTACCTTTATTTTGGAAGATAACAGTTGCCACAGCTATAACTTCTTCTAGCGGGAGGTCCCCGTATACGAGAGAATTAATTTCTGTATCTGCGCCTGCTCTAGCTCGCCTAATTGTTGTGTAAGTGTTTTGACCTTGGATAGCGATAAACTTACTATCACCGCCCGCATCCCCCGATATATTAGTAGCAAATACGTGGCATAAAACAAAGTCGTTGTTTCCTACTGCAGTTTGGCCTCCGGCATCGTTATAAAAAAGATCACTTCCATCTGATACTACAGAGAATCCGGCATCTGTAGCCCATTCCCAAACAACTCCGTTTAAAAACCATATTTCTAGACCAGTTGTAGATATTACTTCATCCAGTTCAAGTTCGATATCTTCATCGTATCCCTCACCTGCAGATACACTGAATTGAGCATCAACAGCATCATTTCCTGAGTCGTTAATAACAAAGTCAGCAAGAGACATACCATTCTTGTATTGCGCGTGCATATTATCGTGGAGCCACTCATGCGTGGCTGGCGACATACTCATACCATGTAGTTCTGGCATAAGACGCCCGTCATCTAAATCAGTGTTCCAATATACGTATGCTATGATACAAGCAGTTTTTATAACGTCATCAATCTGTGCGTGTGAAGGATTCTTAACTACTGTTACAACGCCCTCTGCAGAGAAATAAAATACCCAAAGACCCGTTTCATCATCAGTGAGTTGTTTTGCTATCGGGTCTACGTTAGCGTACTTAACGCCTGCAATGTAATAGTCAAATGCTCCACTTACTGTTAGAGTATAGGTTCCATCGTCCCAGGCAAGAGACACCTCTGCTGGAGTTGGAAAACCGTTTTGATCCCATTCAGATCTAAGGACTACTGCAAGATCTTCTATAACTTCTGCATACGTTCTGCCTTCTAAACCGTTTGCAGTAAATTTTGCGTACTCATCGTCGTTAGGCTCACCGTCTACAGTTACTAAAGAGTTATTAGTAATGTTATGTGAAATCTGATGACGATGATCTGATCTTGCAAACGTTTCATTATTGCCTTCTGAAGAAGACTGTATTCCAGTAATGCCCGCGGGAGCTTCTACAGGAAGTCCGTCAGAACCCGCGGGTAGATGAGAGTCTACATGAGCGGGAGGTGCAATTACTAATCCTGTAATTTCATCAGCTAAGTTTAAAGTAACAGTGCCTGTAGGATCTACTGTAGTTTCAATTTCTTCAGCAGTACCATTGATATCAGTATCTTCAAGAACTTTACTTTCAACTAAAGTAGATGCTGAGACTTCTCCCTCATCGTCGATCTTAACGAGGTGATCAGCGTCTCCTTGGACAAGAACTTTAGTTAACTTGTACCAAACATCTCTTAGCCATCCGTGAAATCTGGGTGAAGCTATATCGGGCGGTGGTTGAAGCTTAGCCACGACTCTCCTCTATATCCATGTGAGCTTCTACGAATGATCTGGGTACTGGGTCAGATCCAGACACTTCGTATATTCTATTAAAGTCTGCGCCCATACGGGCCCATCTTACTCTTTTATTATACTTACCCATTTTACCTATGCTTCTCCAATACTCAGGAGACCACGTTTTTCCTCCATTGCTAGAGTACCTTAACATAACTTGAGGATCGTCTCCCTGTCCATCTACGAGTCCTACGCCTGATTCAAACTCAATTTCAATTTCTTTATGAAACAGTCGTCTATTGTTGTATCGATACGTAGGAGAAGTGTATTTCCACTTAATCGCTGTGCCCGCGTCAGTGTAGACTTCGGGCTCAAGAGAGTATATCTTTCCGTTTTCGTAGTCGCCTACTAATTCTTTACCGTTAAACGTTACGTGGCAGTTAGATCTGTGACGCTCTCCCGGTCTGTTACTGGACCACTGGTGAGTTAGACCCGTAGCCATGTTTATACAGTACGTTTTGTTTTCAGTAGGAAAGATAATTACCAGAACTTTGACTCCTTGAAGAGTGTACATAAAGCACTTAGCGTCAGACTTGACTGACATCTTTTCTATTATTTGATTCAAGTTGGGAGGAGAAATCACTTTAGGAACGAAGCCCTCCATACGTCTTACTAAGAAGTTTTCATCTAAGTAGAATAGAGAGTTGTCTCCTTTAATTAAAGAGCCAGTAGCTCCCATTCCGCTTTCAATAAATACATCGGGATATCTTTCAAAAGGAAACGCTGTAGCTCCCGAGTTGTAGAATACTTCTCCTGCTTTAGGCCCCCACAGGAATAGCTGTCTATGATCTGACAGTATAGCTGTTAACGGGTCAGGATCACCCTCAGCTGTTCCCAGATCTATCGCGTCCCAGTCTAGCCCATCACTCAGAGCTGACAGTTGAAAGAAAAACGTTCCTTTACTGCTTACAATAAAGTAGTTGTCTTGCATGGTAATAGACGAGGGAACAACAAAGTCTGTATCTGTAATTTTTTCTACTGTAGGAGTGACTCCTGATCGAGTTACTATGTACCCAGATACTCCGTCGATTATCATTACCTGAGTTAAGTTTACTGCTATCTGAACAGCGCCTGAAGAAGAGTCAAGAGTAACTACAGCAGCGTATTTGTTCCATGAGCTGTCTATTAAGAGCACAGTGTTTCCTACAACTGCATACGCATACTCTTTATTCTTGTCAACTATCAGTCCTCGAACCTCAGACGTAATGCCCGAGTCAACTCTCGTTGTCAAACCCGGAGTCCCATGCATTGCATCTCTGCCCTCAAAAGACTTAGGCAGCATAAACATGTTTACCGGGTAGAATGGATCGTCAACTTTTCCCTGTATAAAGGGTATTTCTACTTGAGGCATTACTGCATCTCCGGGTTATTGGGCTCAAAGCACATGACAACGTTTTCATTGTCAAACTTATTAGCAGTCTCTACTGCTTGATTAGCGAGAGCTGCGACAGAGGCCGGCATCTTCTTACCCGCTTCAGGATGCATCTCAACAGCCAGTATCCACTTCAGAGGTCTGTACCATTCTTGAGGGAAGTACGGGTCGTCTGTCTGAGCGTCAAAGTCCTCAAGTTTCTTTAAGTACGTAAGTTCAACTGTGTCTACAGCAGCTACGATTTCAGCTGTCGGTACAACATTAAATCTAAGAAGACCCTCATCAAGGCGTCGTTCGTAGTTATACTTAGTGGGAATCCCTGTAGCTGTCTTATCAGCGATAGCTTTATACTCAGGATACAGCATCTCAACAAGAGGAGTTTCAGTACTTGACTCTGTGATCTTGTAGTTGATGTCTAATATCTTAACAGGAACAGTCATGTCTTCGTCGCCGCCTGAGGGCTTTAGCGACAGTTCTATCTGTTCTTTAAGATCAATACTGATTCTTTCTTTCTGCCAGGTTTTAACACCTTTCATTAAAAAGTTCGGAGGTCCCATCAAGTTCTTAACGAGCATGTTGAGAGCCTGAAGACCATCAACGAGTTCCGCGGGTTCTAGCGTGTAGTCAGAACCTACGTTGTACACGATTCTATACGAAGCTTTTACTATGTCCCCGCCCGATACGCTAAAGTCGACTGATCCCGAAGTAGACATGAGTTATCCTTATTTATGCATATTGATTATAAGATCTTTAAGTTCATCAGTTTTAGTGTCAAACTTTAAAATTGAAGCTATTTGACCCTCTTTAATATCTTTATAGTTTTCTTCTAACTTGTCTGTTCTTGTTTGAAGTTGTCTGAATTCGGGTATAATAAGTTCTCTAACTCTTATACTATCATTTTTATTTATATGAATTTCTGTTTTGTTGTCTTCAGCCAACGCTTCAACAGCACAGATTCTTTGAGTAAAAATTCCGTACCCCATTGCGAGAACTAGCAGCATTCCTATAGTTTGAATTACAGTCGATGGGTTGTCACGTAGTAGTTTTTTCATTAAGTACCTTGTTAATAGCTGCTGATACAGCGTCCGCAGAAATGTTAACCTGGCATTCAGCAAACTCTGCAGTTTCAGGACCGTCTTCATTACTAATTTCCACTATTGAGCAATGCTCAAAGCTGTAGTGCATTTGATGGCAAGGGTAGCATTCACAATCAACAGGAGTTAACGATATGCAGTTTTTCCAGGCGTATGCGTAGTTATCAACTGACGAATGAGAATGAAGCAGTATTTTAGGAACATCTTGAAACTGTACTGAAAGTGCTACGCCCGTTTCAGGAGTTACAATTAGATCTACAACGCTGCAAAATGCCATTGTATCTCGTATTGACCACTTTCCGCCCTTGCATTTTACTCTAGGCTCATTTTGCCATCCTTGTTCTAAAAGAGACGAGGCTGCGTCTCCCATAAGAACGATAGTCGCAGTAGGGTGCTGGAGTAAAACTCTAGCAATTGCTTGATCTTGCCATGGCCACATTTTATGTAATGCGGATCCTGACATAACCCACAAAATAACTGGACCCGACATTTTATCGTATCTTTTCTTAGCTAGCACTTTTTCTTTTTGAGACGCGTAGAACTTTCCACATAAGTTTAAGGGTACTTCAGAGATCTTGGCTGTCATGCTGTAGTAGCACTTATTCATTTGTTCATGACGAATTGCTTTTGGCCAGTAGTAGCTAACTCTATCAGGGAGAGCTAGAAGAGTGCCTTCTATTGATTCTGACAAGTTAATAAACTTATCGTACTTCATAGACGTATGAAAACAGAAATTTCTAAAATCGTAAGCAGGAACTTGTCCTGACGTTTGAAGTATAAATCTGTCTATGTTAGGATCTAACTTTACAGTTTCATAGCTGTTATCATGCGTGAATAAAGTAACGTGGTATCCCTGCTTCTTTAACTCAGGGAAGACACATGAAGACATCATCATATCGCCAATGCCCCCGTACCGCATAACTGCACATGTCTTTTCTCCTGATGGAATTCTCCCGTAGTCTGCGCCGCCCGGGCGCTTAAATGAGTAGTAAACAACTTCATCGTACTGAGTTCTCTCTTGAATACGATACTCAGATAAAGCTGCGCCTATAAGAGACATAGGATACGATGGGGGAAGAACAATGTTAAAGTGTCCGCCCTGTTTTATCAGATTTAAAAGATTCTTAATGTCGATATCGCTGTCTTTGTCTACCTTATAATAGACGAAATCGAGAGACTGCGGCCTGATCAAAGGGACTGCTTCCTCACTCCACTTAATGAAATGAGGAAACAGCTTATCTTCATCAGGCGACAGTTCAATTCCGACACCGCGTGTATACGGGACCATGTCGAATTTGAACTCATTCATTTTATTTAAGCTCCTTATACGCAGCGTCGGCAGCCAGGAAGTTGTCTTCGGCAATTACAACAGCTTCTTCGGCTATGGATTTTTCAACTGCTGATGCAGACCGCGGGAGATCTTCGAAGACCTGCTTTGCAGCAGACACTCTTGAAATACACTTCTCACGCTCAGCAACTGCTGCTTCTTTGAGGGATTGCTTTTCTTCAGCTTCAGCTCTCTTCGCAGCAGCTTTTTCAGCAGCTGTGGGAGCAGGCGGGTTGATGCAAATCTTCGAGGCGTTAAATTTAAGATCACCTTGTGAATATCTGTACTGTGAGATTCCGAATGTTTCTCCATACGGCTTTGTTTCGTCGAGCATTTTACTCTGCATGATGTTCTCCCTTATCCGCTATAAAGCTTTGGTTGTGCTGTCCACCCATCTTTCCCCACGGATCGATGATGCAGTCAACTTTTTCATACCCCAGTTCTTTAAGTGCCATATATCTTTTAAACCCATCGAGTCTCTGACCCTCTGAATTTACAAGAATTGGTCTAATTGTTTCTCCATCTTTAATAAGTTGTTTTACGTATTCAATTCCTTTTCTGTGTTCTTCATCAATAACTCCGGGTCTGTGACCCTCGTCGTACGGCTGGACATCATCGATGTCAAGAGTAGCATTCAGTCTTTTAAACTGACCTTCATACGGAAACTTTTTAAATTCAAGAAACTTACGTAAAGAATCTTTAAACATACTCGCTATTTTCCTAAACTCAGGAAGACTCCAATGAAGACGAATATCACGATAATGAAAGTGTACAGTATTATCGCGATTAAGTTCAATAGAGACTCTATTTGTAAAATACTCACTGTCTGCCCTAACAGGCACATCAAATATCTGCTGAATTAAGAAATTAGGATCACCTTCACGATAGTCTTTTTCTTCTGCAATCTTTTCTACTGCCATTCCACAACTGTTTATTGCTGCTCTGAAATGCGCAAACTCTAGTTCAGAAAACTCTATACGAGTATTTCTAATATGCAGATGAATGTTCTCACACAGATCAGTCCAAATGTGATCAGCAGTTAAGCTTCTTGGATCGACCTCGCCGAGTGCGAGTACTCTTTTAATGTGTCCCACGTACACCCCCAAGAGTAATAATGTTCTTGTCTCCTCCAGACGTTCTATATTTTGACTCTCCACTAGAAAATTTACTTACGTAGTAACCACATTCCCTGAATAGTCTTGATAAACTAAAAAAGCTGAAGTAATGGAGATGCTCTCCCGGGTAGTAGTGATGCCATCTGGTAAGATCGTCTCCTAAGAAGTCGTCTGTACATGGAGCGCATACAAACAAGTATTTAGGCTTAAGACCTTTTACGACTACAGCGGGGTCAGACAAATGCTCTAATGAATCCCAAAATGTAACTACTTTGTGACCATTAAATACGTTAACTATATCACAGAAAGGAGAATGAGGATTGACGTCAAAGCCTCTAGCTTCTATTCCAGAGTTACGACATTCATTTAAAAATGCGCCAGACCCGCAACCAAAGTCTAAAATAGAAAGATCAGATCCGCAAAGTTGTTTTACAAAGTTAACTCTAAACTTGCTTATTTGATCTCCTACTACGGAGCGTTGATACCTTTGATATTTTACATAGTAAGACTTATCGTATAAAGTTAAGTCAGGCTTTAAATTACTTGAAATAAGACTACACGACTTGCACTTAAAAAGATCTTTTTTCAAATGAACCATTTTATTATGACATACACAACAAATCATGTGCTAACCTCTTCAGTAGGTCTATCCCAGTTACGTTCGTATCCGCAGTTACGCACAGTGTCCATTTGATCTAAAACTAATTCAGGAGGAAAATTAACGCATATGGGAAGTCGAGTAAGTTCTTCAACGCCTCTCTCAGGAAATCCTACTGAGTCTACGTTGCTGACAGATATTTTATAATCGCTTAACATGCAGTTGCGAGTATTATAAATAGCTCTAAAGCAGGGAGAGCAATAAGCTGGGGACTGGATAGAGTAGTCGTTCTCGTCATTTCCCACTATGTTAGTAAGACTAGCTGCAGTTAGCAGCATTATCTTTGGAACTGACATTGAACCCGCGCCAATGCCCAAGCCCGTCTCAGGCGTAACTACCATGTCTACATATTTAGCTATATTAAGAGCTTGTCTAAACGGAATTCGTCCAGATAAGTTAATTACTTCATCTTGGTCCCATTCCCATTGCTGACAAAACACGTCTCCAGTAGTTATAATAACTGTGTTAGGATATTTTTTAACGAATTCTCTACAGATCTGTTCAGTTATAGGGTACATTGCTTTTTGAAACATAGACCCTCTCATTGCCCAGAGGATTATGTACTTATCTTTAAATTGTTCTAAGTAATCTAAAGCAAAGTTATGCTCTTCTTTAGTAAAGAAAATATCTCCAGTTTTACCCATGTACTTCTGGTCTGTAAGACCTGCTTTAATCATTGACTGATCGTAAAAACATATTCCTGAATTCTTTTCACGCCTTAATCTAAGAGGCCAAAAGTACTCAGGACTATGTTCTCCAGGTATTAACTCTTCTTCTATAGTGTTCTGAAGTTCTACAAATACATCGTACTCTTCGTATGCTTTCTTTAAAAGAGCATTCATCTCGTTAATTTTTTTAGGAGTAACGTCTTTAGCGCCTCTTTCAAAGAATACATGATTCGTAATCATGGGATTATGAGTGTGTATCTGAGCACCTTTAAAATTATACAGTACAGAAACTTCGCAGTCTTCTTCAAAGAAAGCGCGTATAACGGGGCTCATATGAATATGATCTCCGTATGCAGCTTCTCTATGTATAAATACTCTCTTCATACTTTCCTTAGTGGGGGCCGAAGCCCCCACTGTTGATTGTTTACGGATTGACGTAACGTTCGACGTAGCTGACGTTAGCGCGAGCAACGAGACTGTTGTCGCCCAGTGCCGTTCCGACTTCCTGGCGGAACTGCAAAGAGTCCCCTTCATCCAGGTTTGTCTCAGTAACAGACCCATCCTGAACGCCCATATTAGCGATGCCCGCTGTGCCTACAGCAGCTGTGCCAATGGCTACGAATGCGCCTGTTCCCGCTACGCTCTTACCGACGGTAAGAACATAGGTTTCTCCCGGGACCCCGCCGGTGCCAGTGCAAGTGGCGCCTACGAGGCATGAGAGGTTGAAGTCCTTAATGGTGACGTTCTTCATGAGGTCGACAGAATCGAGAACTGCTGCGGCAGCTGCTGCTGAACCAATTGCAGCGTCTGCAGCCTTTCCCATGACAACACTCTGAACCCCGCCATTAAACGAAGGATGATCGTAGAATCGTGACATGTTAAGTAATCTTCCTTTCCCGTCTTAGGCGGCGCTGTCCCATTTCATGATCCGCGCGTTGGCCGCGAGGGTGTGAACGAGGCCGAAGCCTCCCAGGTAGTACCACGCGATGCCCTTAGACCGGCCATAATCAGTCGGAATTTTTCCGCGCATCTCTTCAGGTACTGCGATACCCTCAGCAACAGTGTCTCCACCCATGAAGAACACCCAGTCAGAGTCTGCCTGGGCCCAGGATGCTTTTGCAATGTTGGTCTGCTCGACGAAACGCATGTTGTTGTACCGTCCGATTTCGCCATTTTTAATCATCTGCAGACCTTCAACTGTGTACTGATACACGCCTTCGAGCTCAGTTTTCATGGCACGAAGAGTTGAGGGCCACGCCAGACCGTAGTAATCGTCAGCGATGTAGCCCGGAATGTTCCGTTCTTTCATCGCGTCTTCGATAAGGCCGACGTGAGTCTTGCTCAAAGCAAGCGTGTTTGTCAGGGTGCAGGTACCGTCTGTGGTAATAGTGATAGCCGATGTGCTCGTACCACTCGCCGGCGCAACGCGCAGGGGAGTCGCATTAAACTGAGCGTATGCAAGGCCGTCTAAGGCCTGTTTAGCGTCCTGTTTCAGGACTTTATCGATGATTTCGGTCAAGGGATGTTCAGACAGATTGTCCAACTTGCCAGTGTACGGCACGCTGTTGCCAGCTTCCGTGATGGTCAAGGTCCCCTGAATGATAGTAAAATTGGTCTCCGGCATGGTTGCGGTCTCAGCCACAGTCGTGCCCTCGGTGGCGACAGTAGAGTAAACGTCCCAAGTGAACAAGTCACCTTTCTTTTTACCCTGCTGGCTCGCGTCTTTCACGTCGCAGAACTGACGAAACTTCACGACGTTGAACAAAGAATACCGCAATTTCTTGCTAAGTTTCTTTGCACTCATGTAACCACCGAGTGAGTTGGTTGCCCAGAGTTGTCCTGACATACTACTTATTTCCTTCCAGACTCCACACCCAGCTCCCGCTGTTTCTTCATATCCGCAATGACGGCAGAGGGAGACTCTTCACCTGTGTCGTCATCGGGTTCTTTATTAGAATGGGCGCCGGTAGCAGTCTTGAGATTCACAATTTTCTTCTTTTTCTTACGCTTACCTTCGAGTGTATCAGCAACCACCTCTTTGATCTCGGGCGGCGTATACTCAGGGTCTAGTGTAGATCCGATTAGCCTGACAGATTGCGCTGCTGTTTTATACGTTTCGAAGGAGTCATAAGAACCCTTGCCATTTTTGACCAGAGTATCGACCAGGGTGCTAGTTTGATCCTTTAAAATGGGGTTAGTCATCAAGTCAGAAAACCCTCCCTCTTCGGGAGACGCGTTAATCTTAGACGTTAGATCGTTAGTCTTAATTACTCGCATGACGTCTTCTTCTGTAAACGTCTCAGTAGCCTGGGCGGGCGCCGGGACTTTTACAGAAGTTTCCCATTTTTCCAGTGCAGCAACTGCTTCTTCTTCAGTACCGTATTGTACGGCGTGCACGTACTCTTTCCGTAGTTTTGCGGTTTCCGCTGCAGTTTCGTCAGGATCCTTTACGGGTACCTTGACGGTTTCTTTAGCGTCTTTTAAAAGAGCTGTTGCTTCCTCCAGTCTTTTATCAGCTGTCTGTTCCTTCTGAAGAGTGCGAGTTCCAGCGTCTACTAAAGTAGATAGCGGAACCATTCGCTTCTCTCCATCGACAACTATTTCAACTTCCTGATCGGGGGTAGACTTATCGTCGCCCTCGTCAGAGTCGTCTTCTTTATCGTCTTCTTCTTTATCGTCTTCCTCTTCATCTGCGTCTTCTTCTTCCGCAGCGTCTTCCTCAGCGTCTTCGCTAAGCGCTTCAGTAGCCCAAGGAGCGGGATCTCTGCCGTCCTCCTTAGCTTGATCAACCTCGTCTTGAGCGTCTGCAGCATCGTTTTGAGCTGCTATCTGCTCCATATAATCAAGATTAGCAGTATCAACTACGGGTTTGTCTTTGGTATCGGAGCTATCGTCCGACACGCCCTTGCCTTGGGTAGCGTCTGGTTTAGCCATTTTCTTCTGCCTCTCTTGCGTGGATTTCGTATTCAGCTTGCTGTCCTACGGTGATTGCCTCTGAGACCCACCTGACTGCGGCCTCAGCTGTCTGCGCTCGTAGCTGGGCTTTTATTATCTTCGCTATATCAGTAGGATCTACAAACTTTAACGTCACTGCAGCTTCTTCAGACTCTTGAATTGCAACAGCGGATACATACCTCCCTATGCTAGATTTTAAAAACTGTTCTGCATCAAGACCAATCTCCACTTGTGCTAACGCAACGGCTGTGTCGTTATCATGCGGCATTTATCTTCTCTCCTGGGACCGGGTTTTGAAGCTTAATCACTTCAGTTGTTATCTCTGTTTCTGAGGCCAGAGTAGCTCTCTGGTTGGAACCCTGTTCTTTTATTCCTGCAACTGCAAGTTTAACTTGCTGTTCGGTGTTTTTGTCGTCCAAGCCCGCCTGGAGCTGTTCGATCATCTGCTGCTGCTGCTTGATAGCGTCCATCAACTGAGCTTCGTTCTGTGAGAGATTATCAGGATTTTTAAAGAATCTCTCACCGTCTTTATGGCCAAGACGACCGAAGATTTCTTTTTGTACTTCTTCTATGTTCAGGTTAGGCGGAGGATCTTTCAAGATCTCTACCAGGGACTTCATAGCATTTAAGAATTGGCCTAATTTCATTAGAGGATCCGTAGCCCCAATTCCTACGTTAACTGTGAGAGTAAGATCCTGACTTAACAATTCGTCAGTAACCTCGTCTATGCCATACTTCTGAAAGAGCTTAGCCTTCTGAGCAGCAAGAGAAATAACAGCTAAGTCAGTCTCGTACTTCTGCTCTAAATCAACTAATTGATCTAACACAGATTTTACCCACGTCTCAGAGAACGTTCTAATAAGGTACTCTGTTAAGCCGAATGCTCCTGACCGCATCATCTGCATGCCGCCAACAGTTTCGTTCAATTTTCTGTTGTTAGCTACAGAGGATTCAGAGAAGTTTCCAACCAGCTCATCGTACTCAGTTGACAGACGGCTATGCTCTTCGTATGAAGATGAAGTAACGTCGCTAAAATCAAATGCCTTAACGTCTTCATCGACGTCGTTAACAAAGGTAATTGATCCAGCGACATTCCTCAGAATAGACTTGAGATCTACCTGGGATCCTCGTTTTACAAAGTACCGTTTGTTAAGAACGAGTTTTACATTATCAAGACGAGTGTTGGTTACCTCGTTGATTTCCCTCTGAATGTTCTGACCAAGCTCAGCAACACCCGAGGGATACAGCTTATGCGTTTCGATAATTGCGATGCCCATTGCGATGGGACGTTTACCCGTGAAATACTCTTCTTCAATCGGCACAGGGTCTGACAGCAGAAACTCAGAACCCAGAGTGTAGTAAACTACGTCGAAACCCTCATCGTCTTTAACGAAGTTCTCTATGACCCAGATAATATCAAAGTCTTTGAGAGCAGTTCCAGCAGTCGTTCTGTCAGACAGCTTATCTTCACGATTTGCGTTACGAGTAAGACGAGTAGAATCGAAGTTCATCTTCATTGCTGATCGAATCTGACCATCATCGTACGATTTCCACTTCTTTATTCCCAGCTTAGCGTTGTCTTCTCTCATCCGAGCTTTTACGTCCATCAAGTACATAGGGACGTATCTTAGAAGATACGGACTAGTATTTACAGGATCTCTCCAGTCTGCGTTAGGGTGTATTCTCAGGTTCTCAACCGGTATAAGTTCTACATCAGGTTTGTCTTCAACGATTTCCGTGACTTCCTGCTCTTCGTACTCTTCCGGATTCTCAGTCGGAATGTACTTCTTAACAGTTCGTTCTCTGTACTTCCATGACTGGTACGATGCTACAACGCCTATAACTTCAGCGTCCTGAAATGCACCAATAAGAGTTAAAAACCACGGGATTGTTTCTGTAAGACGATACTGCAGGAGTTCTTTCATGATCTCAGCGCTTGCTTGCTGCATTTCATTGCTGGGATTTTTAGCTTCAGTTGATACAACGTCTGCGTTTGTAAAGAACGCAGCAGCTGCAGCGGCTTCGTTGTTTCTTATAGCAGACCGCGTCTTTGGCCTAAACACTCTAGAACGCCATCTATACGCACCTGTTAGGTACTTAGAAGAAGAGTGGTGTCGAGATTGAAACGCTCGTAAGTTGTTTTCCCATTGCTTACGATAGTTAGCATCTACAAACGACGTAGAGCTCTCTACTGCTTCTTGAGTTTTCTTTATCCACTCACTTTTTTCTTCTGGCATAGCGTCCTCTAGTACTTAAATATATCGCCAATGATCGGAAAAGAACTATGATTAATTCCATCAATTGGAGAAATTGTTCTATCTTTGTTCCAGCCTCTGTCTAAGCCCGCACTTTCAAGAATCTCGCCGCCTGCTCTCATAACACACTTAAGGTCAGGGTCAGCGTAGATAGTAGTCATTTTAAGAATGTAGCCCCAGTTAGGAATTCCCAGCATCTGCTCATTTACTTCCTTATTGAAGATAGACATTACGCCGCCCGTCTTATCTTCGTTAAGACCTATGATCCAAGTAAAACCGGGATAATGTTTCTTTAGTACTTCGATGCATCTTTCAGCAAGCTTTGCGTCTGCTAGCTCATGCTCCGGGACCGGAGCTATAATTGTTGCGTCCATTCTAGTCCTCCGTAGGTTCAGGGCACGTTTCACGTTCTAACAAGCGGTCTCGCTCTTCGTTGCCCAGCCATGCAAATTCTTTTTTGGTATACATCATTTTTATAGATTCAGGAAGCTGATAATAATCAGGATGTTCTTGGTATCCCGCCATTATTCTTCATCTCCCGGAGTACTGCGAGAATCTTTAAACTTACGTCCATTACTGAATTCGTAAGCGTCTTCAATTTCGTAATGCTCTTTGTCTGCTTTAAGAACCTCAGTTAATATACTTGTCTCTGTAACGTTCTCAGTCATCTCCTACTACCTCCGGGTAGATGTCCTCCTGATGGTGAATCATAGGCGGTTGCACGTCAAGATCGTAAATACGAGACATTGCATCCAGCGCGTCTAACTTAGTAGTTGCTGGGAAGAACATCATTTCGTTGTTAATGATATAGTCAGTTAAATCGTAGAGTTTACCATCATGATCCTTACGTTTAATGGGACTCGCTATAAGATGGCTTTTATTAGCGGCCATTGCAGCTCGTTGGTCAGCTGTCTGAGGACCTTTATAAGGATAGAAAAATCTCCAGTTCTGGTGGTCAGGTACGAGTCGACGAATTCTGTCTCTCTTAGCGCCTGACATGCCGTCTCTTGGCCACGATACAGTCTCTATCGGGAAGGGGCATTTTTCAATTTTCATCATAGTCTCATAATGTTCTATGTCAGACTGATGAGCGTACTTTTCATAACCTATTTTAACAACCTGAACGCCGGGTCTATTTAACCATTTGTTACGTAAAGTCTTAAGAAGAATCCATTTTTCAGTAAGATTCATCTTATGAACAGCACCATCAATAAGGTACTTATTCCTCTGAGCGTCAACTCCAACGACTATAAACGCTGTGTCTGACGAGCCTTTCTTCTTAGAAGAGGCTGGATCACAGAGAATATACACGTTAAGAGTCTCGGGCCGCACCTCGTACCTACGAATCCACTCGACTTGGAATTCAGCCTCGCTGCCTGCCAGCGGGTTCTGAAGCATCTGACATGCGACCATGAATGTGGAGGAGCGCCGTTTTTTCTCCGCCCACTGATCTTCCGTGAGGTAGACCGGGGTCCCGTCCGGTGTACCTGTGTCAGTTGCTGGGTAGATACGAGGTATTGCGACCTTGCGATCGAGAATCGTCTTGTAGGTATCAGCAAAGTTATACCGAGTGCCGATATACCAGACGCGAGGCTTACTGCCATCTTCAGCCTCCTTGCCGAGAAACTGCGAAAGATCCCACATATCAGTAGTCTTAATAATCATCTCAGGAGTACCGACGGACTTATCTGTGACTACATCGTCGTAGATAAGAAGACCGAAGTGGGCGCCGATAGGCTGGCCATCAACAAGGCCGTGACCTGAGATTGTGGCTTCCGCAGGATTTGATTTCCTGCGACAAACTAGACCCTCATTACGTGACCAAACAGGAGACTGTTTCTTAGGGTCTGGATAAAAAGAATCAGGATAGTACGCTGGTAAGAGTTTGTTAAGCTCAAGTTCTGTTTTTATTCTAACAACGAAGTTACCACGGGAATGCTTGGCGTTATGAGAGAAGATACCAATCGTAAGCTCAGGGTCTTTGGCAATTTCTTGGAGGGCCCCTGCAAACGTAATGTATGTACTCTTAAAGTGCTCTCGAGCCCAGAGATCGATGTAGCCATCGGAGTTAGCTTCAACTTCTCTGCATCTCTCATACAACCAAGGGTGCCAGGAGCGTGGGAGGACGTCTCCTAGCTTGAGGATCATTTGGGAAAAGAAATAACGATCGTACAAACCAACATGAGCAAGAACAGAAGTGTCAACGTGTGGATCATCAAGCATAGTCTGATAAACAGTTAGTGCTTGATCAAACGTCGCCGTTGGCAGATAGTCTACTGCCTGCAATGCGTAATCCCGGTTTGTTTCCGATAGCATTCTTAAGACCCGTAGTATTCATTGGCGCAACCTCTATCGGTCCGCCGTTAGCTCCAGTATGCTCTACTTTTTCTACAAAGTCTGCTTCAGATCGACCGAGTAGCTCTGACGCCTTTAACCTGTCGCCGTCACGCTCAGCAGTGTCCATCATTTCAGACCAGAAACACTGTCTCTGTTCTTTTGTTTTTGCTTTACTTGGAGATTTGCGTATAGCTCCGCCTTGTAAAATAAGGAGCTTTCTGCGTATTTTGTCTACATTCATATATCACCAAGTCTTAGCTAACATTATTATTAACTATACCATAGTATATATTACGCGTAAAGGTATATTATGTTGAATTATATCAAGGACTTACGTGATTACTATTTAAATAGATAGTTAACCATTGTTTTGCTTCAAACTCTTCTAATTGAACGAAGCCTTTGTCTAGTCCTATCTGTTTAGCAGAAATGAGGAAACGCCATGGTTGGTTGTTTTTGCGGTATGCTACGACAGGGACATCATCCCCCTTACATGAATTCTTAACCTGAATCCACCAATTACGCTTGCTAAGAGTCTGGCATCTCTTTACTTCGAAGTTGAAGGGACGAACATCAATGATGTCCGCCCCTCCAGAACGCACTTGCTCCAAATTACGCTGCGGTAGGAAGTTTAGACTTAAATTGTCTTGAAGCCAGCGTGCGAATTCCCGTTCTCCGCCAGCCCCTTTGCTACGACTATTTATCCTTCCCATCGTCTTCTACCCCCTTCTCCTCACAGATAAAAAAGCCTTTATCACCAAAGCAGGGAGGCACGAAGTGTCCTTTAGTTTTGCTGCCGCAGTTAGGGCAGGTACAGAAATAATCTTTCTTTTTCTGCTTAGCTTTATTTATCTGCCTTTTTGACATCGTCTTCCTCCTTTTCAGGTTCTTCAACTTCGTCGTCTACATCTTTCAACAGTTTTTTCTTCAGCTTAGCTTCCATCTCTGATTCTTCAACTTCCAACTTAGTCTTTATGACGTTTAAAAGAGAGATAGCTTCAACAGAAGAGATCTTTCCAGACTTGAGAAGAGATATGACGCTACCCGACGTACGAGCGTTCATGCCCTTGACTTCCTGATACGCTTTCAAATAAGGATCAATCATCTTCAAGATAGCAGTTTGCTCATCCTTGCTGCCATTCTCAAAGCCTTCAGGAGGTTCATAACCAAAAGCAATTCCCAGCCTATAGTCGATAATCCTATCAGCTGCAGCTATTAGCTTCTGAGCAATTCCCTCAATAGTCACTGTGCTTTCTGCTGTTATTGGGTCGTTAAAGTTAGACACGTTTTAATACCCTCCCTCTATACTTGTATAATGAAATGCTCTCGTCTGGCTTTAGCTCAATAAGACCCCGAGTCTTAAGAGTAGACAGAAGTATTTGATCTATGTTATGTACGTGGGACGCCGCTTTTTTATAGGCAGCTTTAGTTCTAGCTCTTCCCATTATCCTGTGTAATTCACAAGCTCCGTCCCTTAACATCTTCTTATTATTACCCTGGTTAAGAGACTTGTTCTTAGACATGTCCCCTTTAAACATCTCTATCAAACTGTTAGCAACCTGACTGATATCTGAGTCCAGCTCACCGCTCTCCTGTTGAGCCATGTTCCCTGTCAATTCCGCCTTCAAGCTTTCTTCTGCAATATCTATGTGCTGATTAGTTATCACGGGACAGATAGGATTGTCGCATATAGCTAGTCTTGCAGCCCAGCTGGGTAACCTCTCTCCTATCCTACCATAAAAGGTAGAGGAGAAATGATCGTTCTTTAGAGCTGCTTTATTTTCCCTAGCAATCCAGACCTTTCTCTTCATACTTATGTACTGTGGGTTCTTATACTCTATCCTCGTCCATAGGTTTTCGGGCAGAGCTTCAGTAACCTTCTTACGCTGCTCGATCGCCGCCTTTTTATAAATTGCAATAATGAGTTGTCTAATAAGCTCGGGAAGTTTTTCGAGTTGAAACTCGTTATACTGTCCTTTAATAGGATCGATAAGTACATGGGACCTTCGTCCCGCCACGCCAGAGACGGCTGTAGCGTTAATAAGATCTGCCTCGTTTTGTACCTGAGCCACGCTTTCTCTAATCGTCGTAACGGCAGGCGAGTAGAGTGGAGGGATTTTATCGTTCTGTCCCCCGCTAGAAACGTACCCAGACTCTCCGCTCTCTGTCGCGAGCTCCAACTCATACATGAGTACACGTGTCATATCCCCCGCTGTTGATTTATCGGACTGACCAGACTCCGTCCTTACCGACAATAAGCTCCCAGCTTCTTGGAGTTCCGTGATCAGGTTTTTCGAGGATGTATAGAAATGCGAGCCCACAAAATCTTGACTCACATTCGCTAACTGGAAGTTGTTTAGACACCAGATGACGAATTTCTTTATAAAAGATTTTCCTATAGTACTCCTGCCTGTGACCAAAGCAGTAAGAACGATTCCTCTCCCACCCGGGAGCGAATAAACTCTCCCACCTAAAGTGCTTATTAGCGTATGCGCTGCAATCACCGCAATTTGCCTGTTTGGGTAGGGCATCCATTTTAGACATGTGTCTACTATCTCCTCCATAACTGTACCCTGCTCAGGATAGTCAGTGTAAACCCTACTGTCCTTCGTTAGCCTATCTTCAGTCCACTCGGTCGAAACTGGCGCCTCTAACAATAGCTTCTTTACCGCGGAATCGACGAGAGGCTCGATTTTAGATAAATTCTCTTTTTGTCGATCGCCGCCCTTATAGAAGCTTGTGACAAAGTGCAGTATTGCTTTAGCGGCAGCGGGAGCGAGACCGTCCTTGACAAGGCCGTAAGCAAGATCTCTAGTTGCAGCATGAAGTCCAGTGTCTGCTTTTCCCGCAGCAATTGTTTCGAGCATTCCCGTAACGGTTCTATCTTCTCCTTTTGTTTTTCTTTCATAGCTTTCCCCCTCTTCCGCGTCTACTGCAATAAAGTCTCTTCCACTACCAAAAAAGAAATATTTAAATTCGCTATCTGTTGGATCGTCTCTTGTCGGAAGAAACCAAGGCACTGACCACGTCTTGGATTCACTTGACAGCGCAAGATTTCCGCAGCCATTATTATTGAGATCACTGTAGAGTTTTTTAACAGTGGCGCTGAGTTGTCCAGCAGAAGACAGCCTGCAGGGCAAGAACAAACGCCATCTGTTCTTCGTTCCTCGTTTATGGGAGTGAGTTGTGTAGACGACATGATTATATCCTAACTTCTTTAGAGAAGTATGAACAAGCTCAGGATCGATACAGCCGTCCTTATTATCTTTCGAGGAGTCCCCGTCAAACGGGAGTAACCAGGCAGATACTTGAGAACGGTTGTTTCTATGGTAGTGATCCGCTCTTTTATACGAAAGCTTTGGAGCATCTGGGTCGCCTTTAGTAAGGTCATAGCTATCTCCTATCGTAATGTAGTGTTCGTTCTTTTTTCCCTTGCGACAAGTCTGTAGAAATTTTTCGCAAAAGTCCTCAAATGAGTCTATCTCGTGTTTATCTAGTTTTGCAGTTGGAAGGTCGTTGAATGAAGAGCCCAAGAAGATGTTTGGCATTTAGTACCTCGCCCCAAGTTTTCCCCAAGTATGTAGGATGCGGCTCAAGCCTTATCCCTTGGGGAAGATTTAACTCGAACCGCATCCAATGCTAAAGTTGATCATACCATAGTTATTTGCATTTGTAACCGCTTATTTCCAAGTTTTATAAAATAAATTTTTTTTGAGTGCAACTCGAGCCAAGTAAGTTGCGCAAAGTTTCTAGAAAATGAAGAGGGGGTGCGACTCGAGCCTGATAGAGTTGTGTCAAAAACGAAAAAGTTCTGGGATCAGATTTTTACTTAATATATCTCTCAGCGAACTGAACAGCTGAAGTCATAACAGAGAACTTAAACAGTATTTTGTAATAATATTAATAAATAACCCTTTGGTATGGAACTCGGGCCTGTTAAAAATCAAAAGTTTATGAACAAAATCAACCACTTATGTCATCTGCTATATATTAAAATAATAAAAATACAGGTATACGTATTTAATACGTATTTTAGTATTGTGAACAATATCAACCACTTAGGTAGTTAGTTATATATAATAATAAAAAATAATAATAACATAAGATCTAGATGATGCAAATTTGCACAGCCACGAGGGGTCAATATTTTTATTTTTTTATTTTATATATAAAACAGCTCGTATTTCTAATCATTTCAATAGCTTATAAAATACGAGGGACCCGTATTTTCTTATATTTTTAATATTTTTCAACATAAACCCTTGATATTATTACATAAGTTTATAATATATAAATACGCGTAAACCATTAGTGGGGGCCTGAGTAACCTAAGTGTTTGAAATGATTACATAAGTTTAACTGTTGATTAGTTATATCGAAGTGATAACACAAAGTCCTATAATGTTCGAACATTAAAATGTTACAAATTTGTAATCTCGCTAGTACACTTGAGACAGTTTTTGCTATATAAGGTACACCCAAACTTAAATCCTGAACAAAATCAACAGTTTACAGTGTACTAGTACATAGTTGTATTATTTTTAAAAAAGTGTCTCACGTTTTTTCCCTTTCTTATATAAGGTACAAAAGTGATAAATTATTATTGTGTATCATTTCAATACCTTGCCGGTAATTTATAAAATGATTTTCATTCATTGTTAAACTTGGCACAGTTTTTTCATATCCAAAATATCAAATTCACAAATAATCAAAACTTGAAAGGAGGAAAAATAAAAAGAATATAAATAATATATAATAAATATATATTATCTTTACATGTGCGTTTAAATACGCGAAAGAGAGATAACATGAAGACCATAACCAAGAATGAGATGATGACAAGTATTATTGCACAAGTGGAGAAGTATTATGTGAAGGGTGAGAAAGTGTATGAGCGCGAGTTTACACGGGTGCCCGTGACATTTGACCTCCGCGGTAAGAACGCAGGCTCATTCAGATATGTGGCAACCGACTCCGGTTTCCGGGATGGTGAGTTGAGATATAATCTTGACCTCGCGGTTCTTAACCACAAAGATTTCGAACAAACCGTCGGTCATGAAGTCGCGCACGTTATAGACTGCGTGTTAACCCCGGGCGGTTCACATCACGGGCTGCCTTGGAAGAAAGTTATGAAGGATCTCGGGCTGGACGCTGAGAGATGTCATGATTATAAGATGCCAGTGAAATTGATCCCCACTCTGGATGACTTCGGCGTTATAGAATACGCGTTACCTCCGGTTAAAACACGCGAGGAAGCTTTCAAAGATGGCGATACTCTCTACTACCCCGGTCCCTGTGAACATGGGCATGAAGCTCCCAGGTATACTCGGGATAACGTGTGTAAAGAATGCTACAGAGTTAAACGCCTCACCCTGAAACTGACCAAGGCGGCGAACGAGGCCAAATGAGATAAACACTCAGCCACCCGGGGTAAAACCCGGGTTAGGAGAATAACATGAAGCTCTCAGCTGCAGTAGGCGCGTATATCATGTTCTTGTGGGAACTCTCAGGATGGTTGTTCTGAAGATACGGGCTGCGCAAGCGGCCCGATTCTTGAGCATACCCATAACAGGAGGAAGAAGAGATGAAGCACACGATAAGAGCAAGAATCATTGTTGTAGTGGAGATGAGTGATGCCGCGGCGGAGATCTTGGGCGAAGAAGATGTTATACGCTCACTACTTAAAGACCGGGGCACGTACGTAACTGAGGGTTCCCACTGCATGGGCAAGTTCGAACTCCTCGATACTGATATAGAAGATGCGGAGGTACTATCGTGAACCCATTTAAAACACGCTTCTTAGAAGCGAACGTGGCAAGTGACTTGGACTTTGCAATCGCGAAGCTACAAGACGAAGAAGTAGTTAAACTGTTTGGCGTCCTTACCCAAGCCAAAGACTGGGTAGGCTTGAGTATGCGTCAGGCATACTTGCGCAATCAACTCGCAAGCGTAATACAAAGAAAGGAGCTGTAATGATAAGACTTCAGATGAATCAGCTGATGGCGCACAGAGTTTGGAAGAAGTATAAGTATCACACGATCCAGACTGTACCCGAGTGGGTGATTCAGGGCATTATCGTGATGCGCATTATTGAAGCGTGTGCCCGAAAATAGTCCTTTACTACGAATATTATATATGGTATAATATATTTTAGACTAACCCAGGAAAGGAGAGGCAAATGTACAGATTCGACTATTTCTGCTGGACCAAGAGGCTAGGCGACAGGCACCTCGTGGGAGAGAGCAGTAAGACGCTGTGTGGGAAGCCGATGCTTGGCAATAACTATTCAGACGTAAGACGGGATGCTGACTTCTGCTCTGAGTGCTTGCGGCATGCTACTGCCACTCATGATCGGCGCTGCAACGGTTTTGAGCAACCTATAAAGAAGAGGTGATGCTTATGACATTAGGATGCGGGCTGACTGATAGTCTCGGCCCAACTCCGGATGTTATAAACCACAAAAGGAGGAAGATATGACACCAAGTAAACGTAGACGGCAAGGGAGACAGGCGTGGCCTTCAGACCACTGCCCGTACCCTAAAGACTCATCAGATGCGGGTGACTGGTGGGATGGCTACAACGAGTCTGAGCATTCACATGAAGCTGAGTATGAGGCTCACTGTGAACAAGACGAACTCGTAAGTCGAGTCTTGTGCCAAGTCACTGACATTCAAACACTGGTAGAGTACTTAGTAGAACGGGAGATTATAACATGAAGACTCCTGTTGAAGCCCTTTTAATAAGCCTGAAGGCAAGAAGAGACGCGGCTAGAAACTACTGCTACAATGACAGCCTTCAAGTTGAAGCTAACTTGTTAGATGCGCAAATTGATGCGCTACAGGAGATTATTGACAATGAGTAACTCAAAGAAGTATAACAAAGTACTTTGCGACAT